GTCGATCTCGAGCTCGGACGCGATTAATTATATTTCAAAAACAGATTGGACGGCGCGGATCCTGGAGCTCGAAAGACAGGTCGAAAGCTACGACCTCGCCTTCGGCCTGATCTACAGCTCTCAAAGAGGCGGGGAAGAGACGAGCGGCTCGGATAGACTTTTTCATGATGACGTCCTCGCCTATCTGAGCCTCTACGCGAGAAGGGGCGGCTCGCCGAAAAATTACATCATCCAAAGCTGGTATAAGCGGCCCTGCGCTCTAGGGCCGGAGACGCGGCCGTATTCTTTTACCTATCTTCTGAACGAAATTTTTAATTTGATCCTCCGATCGACGCGGCTGAAAGATAACGAACGGATGAGATCCAAATGAGCAAACTCAAGACCATTTCTCGTCGGACGTCCTGCTGGAAGTGCGGGGCCTCAATCTCCGGATACGGGAAATATGGTCTTTGCCGATCCTGCTCGCAACGGCAGCGGCTCGCCCGCCGGCCGACCGGAGGGAAAATTGAGACGACGCGGGCTTCGATCCTGGCCGGGATCGAGGAGAATAGGAAAACCTATGGGATCCGGCCGAAATGCCGGCGCTGCGAGTTCGACTGTAAGCAGATCCGAGTCAAAAAGAGCCGGATTATATCTTGTCCGAAGGTGAGAGGGGAGAAAGCGGCCTATGCCTGACAAGGCGATCAAGAAACGGATGGACCGGGCCAAACAGAAAGCCATAAAGGATCTCGAGGCCCTCGGCTATGAAATCTATCCGTCTGATAATCGGCGAGTCTGCCTCATTGCCGCCCGGAAAAACGAGCTCCGTTTCATCAAGATTTGTATCGATACGATCCCGGAGGATGAGCGCCGGACAATAAGAAACGCGAACCTCCCGGCGATCTGCGCGAAGGAGATCTGGCTCCGCCTGCAGGGCGAAGAGCATTTCGAGATCCATAAACTCTAAAACTTGTCAAGAGGGGGATTCCCCCGGCCTACCCGTCCTTTTTGGACGGCTTACCCGTCCTTTTACCCCGGGTTGCCCGGACCTGGCCAAAACACTACGTTTATAATCGCGGAGATGGAAGAATCCGCGAAACCTAAGACTCTCGACGAAAAAAGGGTTGAATTCTTTTTCATGATCTCGAAGCTTGTCGTTCGGGCCTCGATCCACGATATCGATCTTATGCCGATCGCCTTCCTCATGACGGCCGAGGAGGTCAATCGGTATTTCAAGGAGGGAAAATCCCAGCTCGACGGCTACAAAAAGATCTCTCCTCATCAGATCTGGCTCGCGATCGACTTCGTCGTCGTCAAGGACGGGAAGATCATCTGGAATCGTACTTCAGAGTATGAACTGCTCGGCGGAATCTGGGAGGAGATAGGCGGCGTCTGGGGCGGCCGCTGGAAAAGCCTAAACGATATTTATCATTTTCAATATGGGGAACCAGGGAAATGAAAGACTTCTTTTCGATTCTTCTTATGTCGGTAAAGCTCGCCGAGAACATTTTCGCGGCCGTCAAGAAGGCCGAAACGGAGAAAGAAAAAGATGAGATCATCGCTGCGGCTCGCGCTCATGATCGCGATCGGCTGCTCGCTTTGCTTCATAAATAGCTGCCACCGATCGCCCGTCGTCATCGTCCCGGCCCAGGTCGATATTTACGGCTTCATCGACGCCGGCGTCGTCACTTGGTCGAAACCCTGGTCGAAAGATAATCCCCCGGAGCATGGGACGATCGTCTCCGAGGGATTCCTTCTTGAATATCGCCGGCTTAAAGATTTGGAAAAGGGGAAGTGAAATGGGGGAGCCGATAACCTGGATCGGAATTGCCGGCCTCGTGGTGAGCAACATAGCGATATGGATAGACAAGATCGCGGGGGCGAAGAGACGGAACGGGCGAAACGGGTCGAATGGGAAGCCCTGCGAAGACCACTCGAAAAAACTAGACGAGCACGGGAAAGCAATAACGGCGCTTGAGACGCACCGCCAGAACATAAACGACAAAATAGACCTCTTGCGCGAGGAAAATCGGGATGACCACTCAAAAATATTCGACCGGCTCACGGAGATAGCAGAAAAATGAAAAAACGGGATCCTCGGCGCGCTCGATTTGTCCAGGAATATCTTAAAGACCTGAACGCGACAAAGGCCGCAGAGCGATCCGGTTTCTCAAAAAAAACGGCCAGGCAGGCCGGCTCGAGATTGTTGTCAAATGTTAACATTCAGCGCGCGATCACGGCCGCCATGAAAAAGCGCGAAGAACGGACCGAGATCACCCAGGATAAGGTCCTTAAGGAACTCGCGATCATAGGTTTCTCAGATCTTAAAGATTATATGAGAATCGATCGGGATACCGGGGCGATCGAGTCGAAAGGCTTTGAAGATATGCCTCCCGAGTCCAGCCGGGCCCTGGAATCGATCACCGAAGACCGGGTCATTAAGGAAGATGCTGACGGGAAAAAGACCACGGTCTACGATAAGGTTAAATTTAAACTCCACGACAAACCGAAATCTCTCGAACTCATAGGTAAGCACCTCGGCCTATTCAAAGATCAAAGCGAGGTCCGGCTCTGCGGCGAAGTCGTCATCAAGGTCGTCTCGGCCGTACCCAGGGCCCCGAAGGAGCCGAAGAAATGAGCTCGCCCGAGCCGCTGACAATCGATCTCTCGGAGAAATACGACCCGCGCCGGAATCCGAAGCAAATGTTCTTTCACGCGGCGCCGGAGATCTACAAACTCTATGGCGGAGCTATGGGCGGGGGGAAGACGGCCGCCCTGGTCAACGAAGGGATCCAGCTCAACCTCGATTATCCCGGGAACTTCGGCCTCCTCGTCCGGAAGACCTGGCCGTCATTTCGCGATACGGTCCTCCCTCAACTCGAATATTTCCTTGATCTCCGGCTCGTCCGAAAATGGAATCGATCGGAGAAGATCATCGACTTCGTAAACCGCTCGAGGATCCGCTACGGCGGACTCGGCGACGACCCGGATGACTGGCGGAACTGGATGAGCGGCGAGTACGGTTGGATCGCGATGGAGCAGGCCGAGGATTTCAGCGAGCAAGAGTTTAAGATGCTCTCGACGCGGCTTCGCCTCCGGGTCCCGGGAATCCGGTATTTCTTCCTCCTCTCCTGCAATCCTGACGCCGGCTGGCTCAAGTCGCGCTTCGTCACGCAACGGCTCCCGGACCATATCTTCATTCCGAGCTCGCCTTATGACAATATCCGGAACCTCCCGGCCGGCTATATCGAGAAGATGGAGGAGATCCTCGACGAGAACGAGAGGAAGGCGCTCCTCCACGGCGATTGGGAGGCGGCCGGTACACCCGACACCGTTTTCTCCTACCGCGCCCTCGAAGAGGCCCGGGGCCGGAAGCTAGAGCCGATGCTGCCGGTTGAGATCGGGATCGATGTCGCCCGGTTCGGAGACGACGAGACGACAATCTATCTCCGCGAGGGACTCCGGCTCGAGTTATGGAAAGCCTACCGCGGACATGACCTCATGAAGACGGCCGGCGAGGCTTGGCGCCTAGTCGAGGAGCGGATCCTCCCATATTGGCGGAATCCGGAACGGATGAAACTCGTCGAAGCCGGCAAAGCCGAGAAGCTCGAGACCGTCATGATTAAGGTCGACGCGGACGGCCTGGGCGCCGGCGTCGTCGACCGGCTGCGCGAACTCCAGGAAGAGAAACAGGATCAATACGGCCTCGAGCTGCCGATCCGGGAGATCCACGGCTCAGCGCAGCCGCGGGACAAGCGGAAGTTCAAAAACCGGCGCGCGGAGATCCATTGGTCGCTCCGCGAAGTACAGGACCGGGTCCAGATCCCGGAGGATCCGGAACTCTTCGGGGAGCTCATGGCCATAAAGTATAAGCACAATTCGGCTAACCTGATCGAGATCATCCCGAAGGAAGAGATCAAGGCGAAGCTCGGCCGCAGTCCGGACCGGGCCGAGGGGATGCTTTACGCCCTGGTCGATATGGCCGGGGACTTTGGTTTCGCGGCGGGGTAAAACGATGGCGCAAAAAACCAGACTCAAAATCATGAGGACGCTCGAGAGGCTGGGGATCGTCGCGGAACGGAAGACCGCCGGCTTCTTCAAGGTCGAATCCGAGGCGACCTCGGGCTTCCCGGTCGAGACCGAGCGGCCGGCGAACTATGAGAACTATCTCCGGGCCTATACGAAGCTCCCCTGGCTCTACGC